TACGACACTTTATGTCGTATAGGTCGCACAATGCTTGTAGTTTGTCGTTTTTCATCAGTGGCAAATATACAAAACCGCATTTAAACAATGTTGCTATATTTGTAGTAATGACAATAAAATGACAGTAGATGAATTTGCACGTAGCGGGATTGTAGAAAGCTGTTGTCGCGCACTGAGAGCTGACGGTGACGTTCAGCAGGAGGTCTACCTACTTATACTAGAGAAAGTGGCTAGAGACGGCTCTGAATGGCTCTCAGAGGATTGGCTTAATGGGTATGTATATCGTATGTGCCGCAATATGGCTTACGGGAAGTCCTCCCCGTACCACACAAAGTTTAGACGAGCATTATTAGACGATGTAGAGGTAGAAATGGAGGATACCCCTGATGAGATTGACTGCATATCTGACAGATTAGATGATATATGGTTGCTTGATGCTGTTACGGAGTTTATTGAACGTAGAGAGCCTGGAGAGATGGGTTGGTATGAGAGGGAATTATTTTGGGGTTGGTTGGAGACGGGATCGTATCGCGCATTAGAGAAAGACATAAAAGAAAGAACGGGGCATAGGATTAGCTATCAGTCTATATCCATTGTTGTCCGCGAACTCATAGCAAAACTAACAAAAGAATGGTTGCCTCAGAAGGGGTGGCGCAAAATTAATGGTCAATGGACAAAGTATTAGTAACATTTCAAGGGTATGGTGGGGTACAGAGACACCGCATACACGATCCGTTTCAGCACATCCACAAGAACAGACTTGCGGACATCCAGCACACTCCTAGTCTCGACAACCTAGATGATGATTCTATCAAGGCATTAGAGGCTTTTGATGTAGTGGTGTTTAACCGCAACATATCTGGGGTGTTTAACCCGCAAGAGGTTTATGATTCTTTACGCAAGGCAGGGGTTAAGATTATTGTTGACCTAGATGACTTTTGGGAGTTGCCGAAATCTCACGTAGCCTATCCGCTTTATCAAAAGACGAACCTGACTGCTGCTATGCTGTGGCAAATACGCAATGCAGATATGGTGTGGGTGACGCATGAAAGACTGGGGAGAGCTGTAAGTGAGTATAACCGAAATTGGTACGTTATCCCGAACGGCATAGACCCTGACACTTTGCCTACTGATGACAACGTATATACTGACAAAGTATTCTATCAGGGGTCTGTTACACATCGTACCGACCTAGAGTTGATCAAGGATATGGATATTACTATTTGCGGGAATGTGGATGACGACGGAGAGTGGGCTAAGATTCGCAAGATGATGCCTAATGCCACCTTTGAGGATGCTAAGACTGCGGATAAATACCATGAACTATATTACGATAAAGGGATATGCGTAATACCACTCAAGCAGAATAAGTTTAATCAGATGAAGTCTAACTTGAAGATGATTGAGGCAGGGTGGTATAAGAAGCCTGTTGTTGTTGCGGGGATTCACCCGTATGTGCCTTTTGCTCGGCATAAAGAGAACGCTATGGTTGTAAAGAGGGGCAAGTATGATGCCAACCTCAAAGAATTACAAGCGAGCAAGACGTTACAAGACGATATACGGCTACAACTCCACGAGGACATACTAGAGCATCACATGATGGAAGATATTAACCGTAAGCGCGTAGAATTGATTGCTGCGGTAAAAGATGAAATGAGAATACTATGAAACGTAAAGACCCAGGAATTAGACAAGTCCACTACATGAGACGTAAACGCAAAGACCCAAACTTTGCTCCTGTCAAGCTAGAAACCCGCAAGAGGGTAAGGTTATTCTTAGAAACGGGTACATGGAGGGGTACAGACGAAGATGTTGCTGCACTCAAGCGGTTTTATCAAGTAACATTTAGAGATAATCCCCCTGAGTTTGAGAATTGTGGGAAGTGCTTTAAACGGGCTTGTCAGCGTATGCACGAATATTGGGCAGAACAAAGACGCAAGAAGTGGGAAGATTAGCTATTTAGGATGTAGTATAATGTCCCCTTGCTGCTGATTCCGAAACGATCCATTGTCTTTTTGTAAGACTTGCAGCTATTGTAGAACTCTCTCACCTCTCGCTTATCATATTTTCGCACAAAAGAGGTAGCCCACATTGCTTTATGCCGCCTTATCTCTTCGGGAATATCCATCATATTCTGAGAATGTGTGCCAAGTTCTAGGTTGTCTGGGTTGAAATTCCCCCTATTGCCGTCTATATGGCGCACTACAAATTTCTTGTTAAATATCTTTCCCCCGAACTTTTGGTACGCTGCTAGTCTATGCACAGACACTTTAACAGTAACTCCACACTCTTTTACTGAGAGTCTAGGGTATCCGTCTTTGGGGGTAGGACGCAATTCTTGCCCTTCGGGGTTATAGACTTTATTGCCCTTCACCCGATAGCCCTTTTCATACAATGCTTTTTCTCGGCACATAGTCGCAGTCAATGTCGTCGTAGGTAAGGTCGAGTGTAATCAACCCTCCATCTGGTGTGTGGACATATTGCTCAATCGGGATGTCAGTAACCTCATCATAGTCCATTAATGATGATACTTGTAGAAGCATACTCAGGGCAGATTCAACTGATTCAATATTCTCCTCGGTTACCAATCGCATTAAGTCTCGAATTGTTCTGACTGTTGCTGTCCATGTTGGCTTAATCTCGACAATTTCGGAGTAGTCGGTAGTTATTTGTTTTTCCATGCTTCAAACATACTAAACCTCACTTAATCAACAATACTTATATTTGTATATGACAATAAAATGACATGGGTTGCTGTTGACAGATTTCTTACCAAACGCTTATATACATAGAGGATGATACTTACAGGAGGGTTCTTAAACTACACTAGATGGCTCAAAGATGGGTCTGCACAGATTACCGTTGAAACGAACGAGTTATCGCCTAATATTAAGCGTGACCTCGGAGGACTTGGCGGGGAGTTTGTGTATTTCGCTATCAAGAGAGAGCCATTTACGGGCAATGAGTTAGGTAATATTGACAAACTCATGTCTAAGCCGCCTAAGAGTAAGTCCTTAAAACTACGGCAGATTACTTACCGCTTGTGGGAGCAAATGGTAGAGGAAGGGATGGAGTCTCGTGAGTTCGAGGACTTCTATGCCGATAGAATGGATGAATTTATAAGGCAGATAAAGGAAATGCTATGAAAGGTAAATGGGCGTACACAGCTAAAAGAATGTTAAACAAGTGGGAGAACTACTTGAAAGACCTAGAGGATGCAGAGGCAGAGTTCCCTACGCCTAGAGGGGCTGTGAAATACAATAAGAAGCGTACCCCGCATATGGGGCATTTTGTCAATAGGTATCTTAAAATCAGTAGAGGGACATTTGAGAAGTATGCCTCAAAAGAGTTTGTCGAGAAATACGAGCGCACACCAAACAACAAGTCTTATGACGGAGCGATGCTTCAACGCGCTATTGACTTACACAACGCTGCGGTGTTTATCAAGGAAGAGTGCTTGAGCATGATTGAATACCGCCTAATGAATGGGGAAGGTCATGCTGCGGGGACTATCCATGTCCTCAAGACGAACTGGGGGAAAGACCCTGCCCGTATGATTGAAAAGAACAACGATCAGAGTATTGAAATCAAGATTATAGATGGCAGGAAAGATACAGGTAGAGACGAATCAGATATTTCGTCAACTGACCAGGGCGTTTGACGGTAAGAAAAGATTTGCAGTACATCAGGGGGGAAGTCGTAGTGGGAAATCATACAACATCCTATTATGGATTATATTCTTTTATTGCGAGCGATTTGAAGGTCGCTTAATTACTATTACCCGTAAGACATCCCCTACTCTCAGGAACACCATTATGCGTGATTTCTTTGAGATACTAGAGAAAACGGGGAAGTACAACCCAAAATACCACAACAAGACAAATTGGGAGTATAAGCTGTTTGGGAATACTGTTCAGTTTATTGCCGTCGATGAGGGTCAAAAGATTCGTGGAGGTAAGCGGCACTTGTTGTTTATGAACGAAGCGAACGAGCTCATGTGGGATGAGTACCAACAGCTCAATATGCGTACAGAGGAATTCGTTATCATGGACTACAACCCATCTGATGCTTTCCACTGGATATACGACCATATTATCCCCGATGCAGACTGTGATTTTCAGATAAGCACCTACAAAGACAATCCTTGGTTGCCCGAAGCACAGGTCAGGGAGATTGAGAAGCTGATGGAGACCGATGAGGCGTATTGGAAGATATACGGACTCGGTGAACGTGCAGACTTGACTAACTTAGTATTCTCTGAGTGGAGGACTACTGATTACATTCCACCTGATGCAGACTTCAAAGGGTATGGCATGGACTTCGGGTACTCTGTTGATCCTACTGTTCTTGTGAAGGTTTATCAGAAAGAGGACAATCTGTTCTTCAAGGAAGTGTTCTACCGCAACAAGTTATCAGGGGACGATATATGCGAGATGTTATTAGAGGGGAACGTAGATAGACACCACACCATCTTTGCCGACCAAGCAGAGCCTCGTCTGATTGACCATATAAAAGGTAGAGGTTGGAACATAGTTGGCGTAGCAAAAGGTAGAGATTCTATTCGTGCAGGTATTGACTTATTGAAACGGAAACGGCTGAACGTGCATCAGGATTCGAGCAACTTGCAGAAAGAGTTTAAGATGTATAAGTGGAAACAAGACCGAGAAGGGAATCCAAAGCCCGAACCTATTGACGGGTGGAATCACGGGATGGATGCTCTAAGGTATTGGGCGTTGGGCGCATTAAAGAGAGCAAATTACGGTAAGTATAGATTTTCATGAGAGTAGCAGCTATAATGAATACGATTGACCGTTACGGCATCACCCCGATGTGTACGGAAGAGAATATTGAACGTGCAGGGGTTGAGTTTGACTTGTATATCACCGATAACGGGAGTACAGATAGACGTATTGTCGATTGGGGCAGAGAGGTAGCACACAAGCATACTGCAAACGAGACAAACATGGGCAATGCCTATGCGTTGAACAGAATGCTTTTTGACGTGATACACTACGATTATATCGTCAAGATAGACAACGATATGTTGATGCCCGAAAAGTGGCTCACAGACGCTATAAATAGCCTTAAACACGATGTTGGTATGATAGGTTGGAAGCTGGAAGGTCAGAAGGTTGGTCATAGGTTTGAGAAATATGGTATTCCTTTTGAGACTGACGACACAAATGTAGTGATAGGCTCTACGGTAGTACGTGGGGATGTCGCTAGGAGTGTGGGGTATTTTAACGAGTGGAGCAATTATGGTCATTGGGATGCGGCTTATTGTAGGAGGTTGCAGAAGTACGCAGATGCCTTTTACTTACAGGATCGTTGCCACCATATCGGAACAAAGCAATCGGGAGATCCCGCATACGAACACATGAAACAGCAAGAGGCTAAAAAGGCGTTTGAGAAAGCTAGAGAGTGGCATCACCTATACGGGGACAAGAAAGTATTTTTAACACTAGAGCAGAAAGTAGTATGAGAACTTGGGATGACATAACGATTGTGCAGGCAGAGAAGATATTTGCTGCTGGGGACAAACACGAACACAAGGTAGCTCAACGTGCAGCTAGGTACGCTGTTGCTATGGGGGAGGATTATGATAAACTTATCAATATGACTCTCTCTGATTTTGAGAATCACACGAAAGATTGGCGTTTCTTAGACACTCAGCCTATCCCGAAAATCGTGCATAAGTGGCAGGGGTTTGATTTGGTGTCTGATATAAAGGATTTGACCCAAGGTCAGTTGATTGACATTGAAACTACCACAAGAGAGGGGAAGAATACTCTGCACCGAATATTAGGGTTCTTGTGGAAGTCTGACAAGGGTATTGAGGAAAAGGAGAAGTATATACGAGATAATATGCCCTATGTGGTAGCGCGAGGCGTACATGATTTTTTTTTGTCACGTTCTCTCAGATGGCAAAGACGTTTACTAAAATATTTGGAGATGACTCTGAGGATAGAAGTGAAGAGGATACGCCTTCAAACTCGTTTGGATCGGTTTTTCGGTGGTTTATCTGGACGAAGAAAATAGCAGAGACGTACCGTTGCAAGATTAGTGAGGTACACGACATGGGCTGTCTCTTATACACATCTCCGAGCCCACGAGACGT